CCGACAGTCACTTCGTCGGCGTCGGGCAGCCAGTCGATGGCCGGCGCGGGGGCTGCGGGCGCCGGGGTCGGCGCTGCCGCGGCGGGGGCCGGTGCTGCGCCTTGTCCGCCGTCGGCGGGGGCTTCGATGGTCATGTGATTTCCTTACTCGGCTGCGGTGTCGGACTGGTCGCGGCGCCGCAGCAGTTCGCTCGCGTCCAGGTTGATGTACTTCTGGATGCGCAGCCACACTTCGCGCCGGCCTTCCAGCACGGCGTGGATGCGCGCATCGGCGTGGAAGCAGCTTTCTTCGGCGCGGCAGAACGCGGCGAGGTCGGCCAGCACCTTGTCGGCGACCGGCCCGGCGAAGACGCGCTTGTACGCGTCCTGCCGTTCGATCACGATGTCCGCGTCACTGGCCATTCGCACCCGCCACCTTCATCATCGCCGCCGCGCCTGGCAGCGCCTGTGTGAGCTGCGCGACTTCCTTGTCCTGGTTGCGGCCGTCACGCAGGGCGGCCACCGCCGCAGCGTCGCGCAGGAAGCGCGTGGGCATGCCGTTGATGTCGGCCACTTCAGGGATGATCGTGTCCCAGTCGAACGGGTCCAGAATGGACGGGTCTTGCGCGTTGGCCGCGGCCTGCACGGCGAATTCGATGGTGCGCATGGTGCCGGCCGCTTCTTCCGCCTTCTGGGCGCGCGACAGTGGCGACTGGTACACGACGTCGTATTCGGCCATCGCCTGCTTGACGATCGGCGGCATGGGCGGCAACAGGCCGGCGCGCGCCAGGATGTCGAGTTCGCGATGAATCATGGGGCCCAGCGCTTCGGATTGCTGGCGGCCCATCGTCGGCGACAGCAGCGCGCCCTTCTCGCGCGCACGTTCCAGCACTTCGGTCGCCGTCATCTGCGGCGTGTCGACCAGGATCTGGAACAGCGTGACCAGGAAGGCGTCGTTGATGCTCTCGCGCTTCTCGGCGGTCAGGTCCTTCGCGAAAGACAGGTTGCCAGTCGGGAGAGCGTGAACCAAAGGGCGACCGTCAGCAGACACACCGCCGTAATTAATGGCCCCCGGCTTGAGACTGAAGCTGTCAAGCACACCGTCATCGTGAGCAAGCAGAACAGGGTCGACAACACGGTGCCCTTGTTTGAGCGTCGTCTTGTTGATTTCATTCAGCACCTTGATGTCGGGCAGCGCCAGCATCGCGGGGCTGCGGCCGTATATTTCGCCCGGCGCCACGACGTAGCGGCTGATGGAATACGGGAACGTGTGGTAACCGCTTTCCTCCATCACCAGCTTCGATGAGCAGCACACAAAGTAGGACGCGAACGGCATGCCCTTCACGTCGAGCCGGCCCGGCGCGAAGTCCTCGCGCGGCATCACGGCGTGGATGAATTCGAATTCCTGTTCCGGGTTTTTCTCCAGCGCGTCGCGGATCTTTTCGTGCAGCTTGTCGGCGCCCCACTTCTGCGCCGCCTGGCGCGCGGTGAACTTGAACGGGCGCAGCGCCGTGTCGATGATGCCCTGGTGGTTCTCGGCGAAGAACACTTCGCCCAGGTGGATGGCGCGGTAGCGCGTGCCGATCGGCCGGCGGTGGAAGTCGTACAGCGTGTCGGTGTACATGCAGCCGGTGCCGAACGCGCCGAGCCCCATGTAGATTTCGTGTTGGTTAGACGCGAAATTCGCCTGCGGCGCATAGCGATACCGGAACAGGACGTCGTTCGCATCTTCGAACCACAGGCGTGCCGTACGATTGCGTGACAGCGTTTTGTCCATCGGCGTGAGCGCGTGCCAGCGCTGGTTGCGCGGCGTCAGCATGCTTTCCATGGCGGCCGCGAACTTCGTGCAGGCCATCGCCGCGGTGCTGTCGTACAGCTCCTGGTTCTTCTTCACGCCGGCGCTGGTCGTGCCGGTGAACGTCTGCGCGTGGGACGGCAGAACGCGCTGGGCGATTTCTTCCCAGTGCGATTCCCAGTTCCCGCGGTTCGACTTCAGCCGTCCGAGCCGGTGAACGATCTGCTGCGCGATGCCGTCCTGGCCGAGTTCCATCAGCCCCCCAGGAGCGTCTTGCTGGCCGTGGTGGGCGTGGACGTGTCGCCCAGGCCGCCTGTTAGCACCGTGGACGCGCGCCCGCCGGCAGCGAGCTGCAAGCGGCGCTGGCGATCAGCTTCCTGCGTCTGCGCCTGGATGGCGGGGTCGACCGCCGGGGTGGGCGGCGGGGGCGGCGGGGCCGGGATACTGGGTTTGCTGAAGAGGCCGGACATAGCGGAAATCCGAACGTGATGTGATTACCGCAATGTACCACATCAGCCAAGGACTGAATAGTCCATCCCTTGCGCAACCCGGGGCCGGCGGCCGTTGCTGCGTGAGGTCTTGGTGTCCGTGCGCGACACCCTCACGGCAAACGTGAGGGCGAGCGCATCTGCGTCGTCGGGGCTGTGATAGCCGCGCGACTTCATCTTCTCCTTCGATTCGAGCATCAGCTTGTCGGACGTGCTTGAAGCGAACCCGTATTCCGGCGCCGACAGATCGTCCATCAGGCGGCCTTCGTTTTCGATGCAGCCTTCGCCCAGCCAATCGCGCATGCGCCCCCAGATTTCGGTGCGCTTGTTGCCGAAGCGGTCGTCGTCCGCTTTGGCGCCGAACTGCACTTCCACCACGCGGTAGCCGCGGTCCTTCAGGATGTCGACCACGCCGCCGCCGACGCCGCCGCCGTCGATCGCCACGCTGTCCGGTTTCGTTTCGTCTATCAGCTCGGCGATGCGGTTGGCGCTGTACACCAGGTCCATCGACTTCCAGCGGATCGCCGGCCGGCTGCGTGCGTCGCGCCCTTGTCGCCAGCGAACCACACATTCATCGTCGCCGAAGCGCGCGATGTCGCAGCCCATGATGAGCGGCGCGCCGCGGTCCTCGGCGGCCAGCTCGCGGGACGCTGCGAGGTCTACGACCTCACGCGAGATAAACTGCTTGTCGCCCTGCTTCGGGAACTGGCCGTACACTTCAACTCTGGCCTCATCAGAGTCCGCGCCGTACTGCCGGATGATGCCTTCGTACACCGCCAGGTCGGTGCCTTCGACGGTTCGGCTGTCGATGTGCTCGCCTTCCCAGAAGTCCCTGTTGCGGTGGAATGTTTCGAAGAATGCGCCGGTGTTGCGCCGCGGGTTCGAGAAGCAGAACCAGTATCGGTCGATGGTCGGTTCGGTGAAGAAGCCTTCGGACACGTCCCAGATCGCCTTCGGGATGCCGGACGCCTCATCGAAGATCAGCATGATGCCGTTGTGGTTGTGGACGCCGGCGAACGCATCGGGCGTTTCTTCGGACCACAGCTGGGCCTGCGCATAGTAGTAACCGCAGTCCACCTTCAGCTGCTTCTTCAGCAAATCTTCGAACCACGGCGCCGGCTTCAACGCCATCGCCTGTTTTTCGAACCAGTGGCTGTTGATGGCCATGGCGTGCCACTTGCCCACTTCCGCCCAGGTCCTGGACTTCAGCTGCTGTTCGTTGTTGGCCGTGACGATCGTGCTCGAACCCAGGCGCGTCGACAGCATCCACAGCACCAGCCATGCCACCTCGGCCGACTTGCCGATGCCCCGGCCGGACGCGGTGGACTTGCGCAACATCCGCAGCGCGGCCTTCTGCGCTTTGGCCATGTGGCCCTCGCTGATGTGCTTCGCGATGCGCTTCAGCTGCTTAGCCTGCCACCGGCGCGGCCCGGTCTGATGTTCCAGCGGCGTGCCCTTCTGGCCCCACGGGAACGCGAACATGACGAAGGCGTACGGGTCGTCGGAGATTTGAGGGGACCAAATCTCTGTCATCAACGCCTGTTCGGTCTTGGCGTCGTATAGGGGCTTGGGTTGGCTCATGCCTGCTTGTACCTTTCAGCCAACCAGGCGGTGGCTCGCGCAACCTGCTCACGGCTTACCTGCGCGTTGTGCTCGAACGACCGAACGACGTGATCCAAAGCGCCTATCAGCTGCACCTCTTTGCAGGCGTTCTTGAGGATAGGCACTTCGACCGCTGCGGCCTGTACGGTGTCGAGGGGCATGGGTTGGGTCATGCGGCCACCTGGAACTTGAAGCCGCGATGAGTGCGCAGCCTGCCGGCCAGGCACAGGCTGATGCCCGCTGCGGTGAACCCTGCTGCGATCGCTTTGCCGCGGTTGTCGTATTTCATCGCCACGCCGGTGATCGCGTTCACCGCCAGGATCGGCGCATTGTTCGGCGCCGCCCGGGGCCGGGGCTCACGCTTCGCGCCCGACGCGTGATAGTGGCGGATGTTCTCTTTTGCCGTGACGTATTCCAGGTTCGAAAGGCAGTTGTTCGTCTTGTCCAGGTCCTTGTGGTTCACCTGCATGCGCGGCGCCGGCTCGCCCAGAAACGCTTCGGCGATCAGGCGGTGCACGTGCACGGTCACATTGGCGCCGAAGCGGCGAACCGATACGACCGGGTAGCCCTGCTTGCCTACATTCTGCGGTCGAACGACCTTTGTGGCGGTGTGGCGAATCTCGCCGTGGATCGACGCTTCGTAGGTGCCGTCGGTGGATGGAATTGCCTGCCAGGTCATAAACGCTCCGTGATGAGAAATTCTCATCATTATTTCAAAATCGAAAGACCTTTGCAAATTTTCCGCAAAAATTTTAAAAGCGGGGCCAACCAGTCCGTGAGAGGCAGCGGCCGCTGCGGGCGCGCCCCCACCCCCACCCCGGCCCCGGTCAAGCTCATGGGGCCCCCTTGGCGCGGCGGCCACGCTTCGGCTTCTCGGCAGGCGCGGCGGCCGCCTGGACCGCACGAGCTGTCAGGCTGGAGCGCGCCGGCGCAGGCGCTGGAAGCTGGGCGTTTGATTGTTCATCAGCGGGTCCAGTGGGGGAAACGTCCACATAATCAACCACTTGCGAATCAAGCTCATCGCGCTGGTCGCATACTGGTCGCAAAGCACGGGCGCGAGCGTCCTGCAACGCGCTTCCGATGTCGATGGTTTGAGTGACGTTGATGTCCATGCGGTCGCCCCAGTCACGCGGCGACACCTTGGACGCGAACCACTGGCGCGCCTGGATGCGATTGCGTGCCTTCTGCGGGTCGTCCTCGCTGTCGGCGATGTGCACGATTTCGTTGGCCAGTATCTCGGCGCGAAAGCGCTTCGCGTCCGCGTAGGCATCGAGCAGTTCGGGGTTCTTTTTGAGCGTTTCGTAGAACGCCTGCGGTTCCATCCCAACGTCGCGCAGGAAGTCCACCACGCTTTCCCCGTCGAAAACGGCCTTTATGCACGCCTTGCAGGTATCAAGCGCGGCGTTAGACACATTCGTAATAAGGGCGGATTGGCTCATGCAGGCGATCATACCCGAGT